AGGTGTAATCACTAAAGCAGAATGGAATGATATGAGAGATTTAATCAAGTTTGATTTTATCGAAGATAACTATTTCTCTGAAATGAAAGAAGCAGAAATACTAAGAGAAAGATTAGGTCTGCTTAGAGATGTTGAAGAATATGCGGGTAAATACTTCTCAATTGAGTATATTCGTAAGGTTGTTCTTAGACAGACTGAAGATGATATGAAAGAACAAGACAAACAAATTGAGAATGAAAAGAAAGAAGGACAGTTCGGCGGTGACGACGAAGAAGACCTCGATTTCTAAAATATTATAAATAATTCAAAAGGAGAATCTTATGTCAGATGTTACAATGAGAGATGCGGTAAAAAGTGCTATGGAAGGTAATCCATCAGACTTTAAAAACAGTGTAAATTCTCTACTAATGGACAAAATTAAACAAACAGTAGAAATTGAAAAACACAAGATTGCTGCTGACTTTATGAACGACACACAAGAGGTGGAGACAGATGAAGAAATTTAAACAATTTTTAGAAGAGTTAGAATTAGAAGAAGGCACTGGTCTTTCTGCTGCTGACCTTAAAGGTCAAAAAGATTCTGACGACGAAGCAACAACTTTAAAACCTCGTTCTAAAGGTGAGGAAGATTTCAAGAACATGCATAATGTAACTAAGACTGATTACATTGCTGCTCCTGGACAAGACCATATCTTTAATGGAACTATCAGAGAAGAAACTGAAGAAGACGAGGAACTTTCTGAAGAAGAGAAACTTGCTTTTGATTTAGAAGAGAAATCTTGTAAAGGTAAGAAAGAAGATGTCAACATTGAAATCGAAGATGAAGATGAAGATGACGATGAAGATGATGACGAGGAAGAGAAAGAAGATGACGATGAGGAAGAAGAGTCTGAGTCTTATAAGAAGAAAGGGAAGAAGTAATGAAAGTTAAAGGAACTGCTACACAATTCTCAACAACAGTAACTAAGTTTACAGATGCTACTGCTGTTTGGGTTTTTAATACACACACTGCTGCTGCTATAGTAACAGTTCGTAATACCGCAGACGATGCTGATGTAGGAACTATCTATGTTGGTGCTGGAAATGGTATCAAGATTGATTTGAATATTGGTGAGGGTCTAAGAGGTGCTACAACTTTCTACGGAACTCAAGTAGCAAGTTCGGGAGCTTAATATGAAACTACTAGCAGAAGTAAACGAAGATATTCAATACATTGCTGAGGCAAAAGAGGATGGTAGTAAAAACTATTTCATCGAAGGTGTCTTTATGCAAGGTAACATCAAAAACCGTAATGGTCGTGTATACCCAGCAGAAGTATTAGAAAAAGAAGTTGCTCGTTATAATAAAGAGTATGTAGAAAAGAATCGTGCTTACGGTGAGTTAGGTCACCCACAAGGTCCAACTATTAATCTTGAGAGAGTATCTCACTTGATTACTAAGTTAGAAAGAGATGGTGATAACTTCGTAGGTAAAGCAAAGATTATGACTGAGACACCTTATGGTGGTATTGTTAAGTCATTAATAAATGAGGGAGCCCAACTTGGTGTATCATCAAGAGGTATGGGAACTCTTCAAGCAGACAAGAATGGTGTTCAAAAAGTTGGTAAAGATTTCTACCTTGCTACAGCAGGTGATATCGTTGCTGACCCAAGTGCCCCATCTGCGTTTGTAAATGGTATCATGGAAGGAACCGAATGGGTTTTCGAAAATGGTATTTGGACGGCAAGAGAGGCAGAGATGGTTCGTGAACAAGTCTCTAAGATGTCTGTTAAAGAAGTAGAGGCGAAAAAGTTTCAAATATTTGAAAATTTCTTAAACTCTCTTAAAAAATAAGTAAAAGTATTATTTTTATAAATAATTACTAAACAAAGATATTGTAAAATTTTAATAGGAGCATTCCAAATGTCTGACAAAGATTTAGAACAAGAAGTTATCGAAACTGTTGATAACGATATGGAGTTGGAGGAAGCAAAGGCATCATTTGGTGACCCTTCTGAAGTGCCTGAGCCAAAGACCAAAGAAAACACACCGCCTGGTGCTAAACCAAACGATGCGGATTTAAAAGACAACCCTAAGCAGGGTTCTTCAGTGCCTAAGACAAAAGTAGCATTGATGTCATCTCTAGTAGGTAAACTACAAGCAATGAAGAAAGATGACCTAATGGCAATGTATACTAAGATGTCTGAAGGTGTTGACTTTACAAAAGATGAAGAAGAGAAAGTTTCTATTAAAGAAGTTCAAAAAATCTCTGCTTCTGATGTAGATGTTTCTGAAGATGTTGCTGCTATGTTCAAGGGTGAAGAATTATCTGAAGAGTTCGTTTCTAAAGCAACTACAGTTTTCGAAGCTGCTGTTGTTTCTAAAGTAAACGAAGTTGTTGAAGGTGTTCAACTTGACATCGAAGCAGAACTAGAAGCAGAAAAAGAAGAAATTATTGAATCTCTAACTAACAAACTAGATGAGTATCTAGAGTATGTTGCTGAAGAGTGGATGACTGAGAACAAGTTAGCAGTTGAGAAAGGTGTTAAATCTGAAATCACTGAAAACTTTATGGAAGGTCTAAGACAACTATTCACTGAAAACTACATTGACATTCCTGAAGAGAAAGTTGACCTAGTTGACGAGATGGCAGAAAAGATGTCTGAGTTAGAAGAGAATCTAAATGCTGAGATGGAAAAGAACATCGAGCTAAAAAAAGAAATTGCTGAATCTAAGCAAAATAAAGTCTTAGAAGATGCGTGCGACGATTTGACTGAGTCTCAAGCAGTTAAGTTAAAGTCTCTTGCCGAAGGTGTAGAGTTTGACGATGCTGAGTCTTATCAAAATAAAATTGATACTTTGAAGGAAAACTACTTCCCTAAAGAAGAGAAAGTAGAGATTACTGAAGACCTAGATGATGAACCTCTGGAAATTGATGATGAAACTGAAGTGAAAGTTGCTCCAGAAATGTCCGGATACATGGATGCTATCACAAGAAGCATTCGTAAATAAATTTTAACAAGGAGAAACAAAAATGTCACAAGACAATCTTCAAAAGAAGTGGCAACCAGTTCTTGAGCATCCTGAATTAGACGCAATTAAGGATTCACACAAGAAAGCAACTATTGCACAACTTCTAGAAAACCAAGAGATTGCTGCCAGAGAACAATCATCTCAAGGTGGTAATTTTGCTCCGACACTATTAGGTGAGGCTGCTCCAGCAAATGCTATGGGTGCATCTTCTTCAACTGCTGGTGACGGTGCTGTAGATATCTTCGACCCAGTTCTTATTTCACTGGTTCGTCGTTCTATGCCTAACCTTATCGCTTATGATATCGCAGGTGTTCAACCAATGACTGGTCCTACTGGTCTTATCTTTGCTATGAAGTCAAGATACGATTCACAGACTGGCACTGAAGCACTATTCAACGAGTCTAATACTTCGTTCTCTGCTTCTGCTTCTGGTAACACTGCTTCAATCGCGGCAGCTAACGCTTCTGCTGGAACTGGTCAAACTGGAACTGATCCTAACGACCGTGCTTCTGGTTCTGGATATACTGTAGAAACTGGTATGTCTACTGCTGATGCTGAGAAACTTGGTGATACTGCGAACAACGGTTTCAACCAAATGGCATTCTCAATTGAGAAAATCGCTGTAACTGCTGTTACTCGTGCTCTTAAAGCAGAATACACAATGGAACTTGCTCAAGACCTTAAAGCAGTTCACGGTTTAGATGCTGAGACTGAATTATCTAACATTCTATCTGCTGAGATTCTTTCTGAAATCAATAGAGAAGTTGTTAGAACAATTAACTACTCTGCTGTTGCTGGTGCTCAAAAGAACACTACAACTGCTGGAACTTTCGACTTAGATACTGATTCTAATGGTCGTTGGTCAGTTGAGAAGTTCAAAGGTCTTATGTTCCAAATCGAAAGAGATGCTAACGAAATTGCTAAAGCTACTCGTAGAGGTAAAGGTAATATTATGATTACTTCTTCTGATGTTGCTTCTGCTCTACAGATGGCAGGTGTGTTAGACTATGCTCCAGCATTGAACAACAACCTACAAGTAGATGATACTGGTAATACTTTCGCTGGTGTTCTAAACGGTCGTATCCGTGTATATGTTGACCCATATTTCGCAGATGCTACTAACCAATACTACACAATCGGTTATAAGGGTTCTTCAGCATTCGACGCTGGTTTATTCTATTGCCCATATGTTCCATTACAAATGGTTCGTGCTGTAGGTGAGA